AGCAGCCATACGGCTATCACCACTCCACCAGGCACTATTGCGTACTTCGGGTAAAAAATCGTCTCTGTCGTTCATTTTGATTGCTCCAAGTGATATTGCGCCACAATCTTGCCGTCATGCAGGATAAGTGACCGAGTTTTAATGTCGTGGCCTTGTTCGCGTAATTCTTTTATCCTGGCCGCTAGTCTGAAACATCCGCACCCATGAAGCGCCTCTAGGGGCGTTAAGGGGCGTTGCTCCAGAGCCTTAAGAATCCATTGGCTCTGGGACATGGTTAGACCTCTTCTTTTAGTTCAAAGTATTTAGCTTGAGTACCGCAGCCGGTAGCATCGTAAGTACGCTCTGCTGCTGCGCTGGTGTTTCTTACTGTTGGTGTGCCGTACACCAGGCTGATGCCGGTTGGTCGATTGCACTTCGATAAACCGTAGTTTTCGTTCTTGAAATGTGTGCAGTTGATGCACAATTTGATGGGTTCGTTCATTTTAAATCCTCTCATACGAATGGTTAAGGTCGAATACTAATCACTACAACTACACTTTAAACTATATCTTTCAGTATTGCAAGCACTATGTTGTATTTTTGTTTTTTAACTCATTTTCAATAGCACGATAGAAATTTAGATAGTCATCAAGTATCGGTATTGAGTAAATGGGTATGTGTATATCTTTCAATCTACGAACCTCTATACCCGTCAGCCCGACCCATTCACGCTTGGCCACAGGCACGATAGAAAAAGAGTGCAAACAAGATGGACAATGGATGGCCACAGGCTCTTGCTTAGGTTGTGCGACTGGCTCACCGAAATTATTTGGGTCAACGGGTATTGACCACTTCACAATGTGTGACTCAGGCGTATCAAACCTATGCTCAGGCTGTGCGAGCGCGTGTTGTAAGGCCTCAATAGCTTTTGCTTTGTTAGACCATTCCGAATCGTGTGGAAACTCAAGAGCATCCAACGCCTGTTGTAACAACTTAAAGTCAGTCATTGTTGTTCCTTAAAAAATCAATAACTGCATAAACAGTAAGATTAAGCAGACCAATCATTGTGGTAGTAAACAAAATCAAAACGGCTGTGTTCATATCGCCCCCGAAAGTTTTAAAATAACAAAGCAAGTCAACATACCCACAGTCCAACCAAGCATGAAAGGGTCATCGTTCATTTTTTATTCCTTGCTAAAGTATTCCAGCATTCAGTCAACGCATCAGAAGCATCTTCAATGTAATCAAAATCTGCTTCAAGGTTTAAACTCATTGCACAATGCTCGTCATTTGTTTGAGTGCAAGTCACATAGAGCGTCTGCCATGCGTGACCATACATTTCAGATGCTCCTGTTGAATCTAGCTTAACTGGGCTGTTGCAGACGGGGCAGGGTAGTAGTGTCATTTATCGCTCCTTGCTCTAATTGATGATGCACAATCCCATGGGTCTAAAAGTGATTGGTTGGTTTGCCTGTTACCCATTTCAGTACACAACTTCGCACAAGCCTCACGCTCGTCTTGGCGCACAAGCTCGGCAAAGCGTTCAAGGTCAAACTTTTTGAACCAAAGCAATATTCCGGCTGCGCCGTCTGCATTTACATCTTCAGTACACATAAGTCCTGCCTGTTCAGCAAGCTCTTTTAATCGTTTGTTCATATCTATCCCCTAGTTAAATGTGTATGTACTGCCTTGCCTCTTCCCGAAAACCCCCCTACCCCATGACAGAGTAAGTGAGTTCGGCTCTTCCCCCATTACGGGATACGCATGGTAACCATCGGTTACACCCCTGGGCTTGCGTATTCAACCAGCCCCACGGATTCTTACGGATTTGCACCGGCTCACATAACCTCTGTGGCTTACCGTGTAACCCTTCTCTCGACAGCCACCAGGATGGGTGCATTGTTAACGCAGTCGGCACGGGTGCCTTAGAAAACAAAAAAGCCGCTTTAGAGTGCACCTTGTTGGCAGAACCCTTGCGGGACATTCTTTGATAACTCTTCTCAACGACAGTTATCAAAAAATCAAGATACACACTAAAACGGCTTAAATCGTCTGCCAAGACAACGCCACAACTATATCATAGGTTTTTACAAAGTGCATCAAAATAACCAGATGCGTATGCTTTTCTGATGGTCACAAGGGACAATTCACTACGGGACAGTCCATCAATCCACTCAATTGCTGCGGTATTTGCTAGTAAATACGCTTCTTTGACCCTATCGGCTCGCTGTGTTTCCTCTAATTGCTGCCAGGCTTCCTCTTCGGCATCAGTACCTTGCAAGGCGCGCGCGTGGGGATTTTTCTCAATAGCCATATTTGCCTCTGTTTGTTTAACCCATCGACATCCTAAAACCGTGACCATAAAGCCAACAATAACGGCATAGAACCAAAAAACAACAGTATAAATACTCATAGGCTCCCCCATTGTTCAGCCATAGCCTCTGCGATACCAGGAAAAGTCTTAGACCGGTTTTTACCCTTTGCATTTGAATACCACTTGGGCATCTTTTTACCACTCTCAAAGGTCACAAACTCACCTTTGGACACTATTTTAGTGGGGACTAATGGCGGTAGGTTCTTGAGCCAAAGACAAGTGGTCTTTTGAAACTCATCACCAAATTGCCACGGTTGAATAATCTGTTCCGGTTTGCGTATGCGCGAGGAAATTACGCTTACAGGGTTTTCAATACATATGCGCGAGATAGGTGCCTCCATCAAAGTCTGAACAAACCCTAAAGCCTCGGCCTGTAAGTCTGCTTTCTTGTGGAAGTGTTTAGCACCGGAGACTGCCAGGTGAGTGCATGGGGGGTGAGCGATCATCAAGTCCCATCCATCATTCAGACAGTCGAGCACATCACCCATATAGTGCCATCCTATGCTTTCACTCGGTAAAATGTCACAAGAGACAGCCCAATGACCTAACCGTGTGAATGCATCTCGCACGGCACCTGAATACTCGCAAGCTATTAAAACCTTCATGGAGACGTTTCCAGAGTAAGTGATACCTGAATAGGTAAGACGATAAAAAAGGGCTGCTATAGCCCTTTAAATTGATTCTAGAGTGGTTTATAGGTAACCTATCACCCCAATATCATCCGATACTTCGACTGCCCAATATTTATCACCCCAAGGGATAGCCTTATAAGTAAAATAAGGTTCGTCAAAGTAACTGTTGCTGCAATCATTTTTTGTGCATGAGTTTGCTATGCTCTCGGCCTTACTTTGGCTATGCAATACCATAGGTTTAATTGCTGTTGTCATGTGATACCCCTAGATAAACAGTGAAAGGATAAAAGCCACGGCCATCAAGGCCAATGCAAGTGAGTCGAGTAGTATTGCTTTCATGCTGTCACCTCTTTGGCAATGTCAAAATAAGAGTAGGTACCATCATCTTCTTTCAATCGTACCGGTTCAATAGCCTGATCGATCATATCGGCTGTGTATTGATCTAGACAGCCGGAACCGTCTTCTGAACCAATATATATGGCGTGTTTAGGTATGCACTTGTATGTTGTATAGGTTTTCATGCTGTCACCTTTGAACAATCGAAGCAGAAAACGTAGCCTTTACCGTCTGCGCTATCACCAAAGCGCATATCTGTTAAATCCCATTCAAGGTTATGTTTAGCAACAAGAGCCTTGACAGCTTCAAAGTGTGCCAGTTCGTATGATTCAGAGTAAGGGTAAGGGATAGTGGCTTCAAAGCCTTTGATGCTGCCTGACCCTGCTGTATAGGCTTTAATGCGAGTGCCACGAGTGTTGGTAACTGGTATGCACTTGGTGTGAATTGCAATCATAGTGTTACTCCTAATGTGTTGAGCTGTCTAATAGCCGTTTCAGTTAAACGGTAAGTAATTGTATCGCATAAATACACCAAGCAAAGCGTTTTATTGTAATTATTATAAATATATTTCTAGGTGTTTACCCTGCTAAAGTATATCTTAGAAATATCTCGAACTGTGAATTCACGACAGTATAGACGTCTATACATCTATACCTTAGACCATAGACTGTAGTTATATATTAAGTAATACTTAGTTATTATCTATATAGATACATCTGTTTTTTTATATTATACATAATCATTACTAGAATACTAATAGGGGTTCTAGTAATCAATACTGTACCTATACGGTATGGTTCAGTCCTGGGGTGATTGATAGTCCGTCTACTCTCTCCCTTATACTGTATATATATATCAGGGGCCTATGGGGTCTCTACACTGTACCGCGTACAGCTATACCGTGTCATACCCTGTCTACACTCCGCACCTGGGCAATTGGGTGATGACATATCCGGATATAAGTATCCATCCAGCGCAGAGCGAGAGTGATAGAGGCCTTGGCTTGGGTTTGGGTATGGCTGGGGGGGTGCACCACTCCTTGTTCCCCCCAAAGAAAAAACGTGTTTATGCTAATATCCCGATATACAGGGAGATGTACATGACAGATACACTTGATATTGAGAAAGATGTACCATTGACTACTAAGATACGAAGATACACATACCCCTACAAGGATATGGATGTAGGAGATAGTTTCTTTGTTGCTGATGGTAAGTTACCGACTATTAACAATGCTAACTACCGTGCTAGTAAGGCACTTGGTTGGAAGTTTTCTGCTCGTAAACAAGATGGTGGGATTAGGGTATGGAGAATCTTATGATTAACGGTGCGGCTGTCATTGATCAACTGGTTGAGAGTGCTGATGAGGCGTTTAAGCGTCAGTATTTGGATCGTGTGTGGGCGATGAGCAAGATTGATATGTTCAAGGAACTCATGCGGGTGCATGGTGAGAGTACTAAGATGATGATTCAAGCTCAGGCTGAGATTGATAACCTAAAGGCTGTGATTGCTCAATACTCTGAGGCTAAACACTAATGGCTGATTACCACGTTGTTGATAATGGCGAGATGCTGGCGTGCGACTTTGTGGATTGCTTGATGCGTATCCGTTTGCAGGAGATTGTGGCTGATTTGAAAGGCTACATTGAGGAAGGTACTGCTGACCCGCATGAAAAGAAGGTGGTCAAGGCCGCAGAGGTTATTCTTGAATACATTACTTAAACAATACCTTTATGAGACTCGTTCTGATCTATCTTTGCAGATGAGACGGGCTTTAGCTTGCCGAACTAAGAAGCAGAAAATCAAACTAGCAGAGGAATGGCAAAAGAATTACTCTGAACGGATGTATAGGGAGTTAATCTCTTGTGCAAGAAACAAAGAAGTCTGTGTCAGGATTGCTAATTGGGAACAAGATGGCCGCATTCAACCTCCAACAGTTTTACCACTTTTGTAAGCAGCTCAAGATTGAGACCAAAGAGCAGGGCTTACGCAAGATGGATAACTTGCTGGGCACCCAAACCTATGTGATGGGCGAGATTGCCAAAGGCCTGGAAGAGGATGTCCATTTCTTTACCATCCTAAAGGGTCGGCAACTCGGTATTACAACCATCTCTCTTGCGCTTGACCTGTACTGGCACTTCATTAACCCTGGTCTTCAGGGAACGCTGACGACTGACACCGAAGAGAATCGGGATATGTTTAGGTCAACCCTTTCAATGTACATGGAGGGTTTGCCAAAAGAGTACAAGATACCGGTGCTTGCCCACAATCGTACTCAGATGAGTCTGAAGAACCGCAGTCGTTTGTTTTATCAGGTGGCCGGCACTCGTAGCAAAGGAACACTAGGCCGTGGAAAAGCAATCACATTCCTACATGGGACTGAAACTTCATCATGGGGTGACGAGGAAGGACTTGCCTCACTACTGGCGTCTTTGGCTGAAACCAACCCAATGCGGATGTACATCTTTGAGTCTACTGCCCGTGGATTTAATATGTTCCACGATATGTATACCACTAGTAAAAGAGCACGCACGCAGAGGGCGATTTTTTGTGGTTGGTGGCGTAATGAACTGTATTCACTTGATCCACTTGGCCAGACTTACAAGGTTTATTGGGACGGTAAACTAACCGGTGAAGAAAAAGAGTGGGTCAAAGATATTAAGAAGTTGTACAACGTAGAAATCAATTCAAGACAGATTGC